CATGATAGCGACCGCCTGCTTTTGATTCTTGACCTTGGGGCCACTCTTTGAGCCGGAACGGAGTTGGCCCTTTTTCCATTTGCCCATGACTTGATTTGACGGCATATCATTCTCCTGTTGGTTATGGTCCCGTCTTTCCGCCCTTACGCCGCGAAAGTGAGCGTTTCTTGGATCGGCCGCCCATACTCAGCCGCCGCTTGCCGGGAATGAAGTCCGGGTTGTCGAGCCAAACGAACAGCGCCTTAGATGAGCGCACTGTTTTGCGGGGCCTCAAGGCTTTGTATCGCTTCTTCATTCCCCCCTCTCGGCGCATAAGCGCGTTAACCGACGCGGCGGCGATGTTCTTCATGCTTGCGCCGCATATCGTCTGCTGTTTGAATGTTGATCCAGCTACAGATGGCGTTCATGAGCAATTCGTCGAGTTCCTTATTCTCAGCTAGGAGGGCACGCGCCCGCTCTTTGATGAGCTGTTGAATATCGTTATCGACGCCATGACCGACCTTATCTGCGATGACCTCATTGACCATCGCACGGATCGCTTCCTCAAATGCTCGCTCAACTATGTTTTTCATGTCGTCCATTGGTTTCTCTCCGTTCTCCCGGCTATGTGATTAAAGTCCGATCCCAAGGACAGCCTTCTCATAAATTTCCTCGGCCTGCTCGCGGGTCATTTCTGGATACTCCAGCATCGTTTCGCCAACAACCCACGACTTGCGCTGCGCTTCTCGCATTTCCTTTTTCTGCTCTGGCGTCATGGCGTCGTAACGCTTCTGAGCCTCAATAAGCAGCCGCTCTAATTCGGGGTTGCTTAATCTCGGTGCTGTCAGCATTCGTCATCCCTTCATCAAAGGTGCGTAATGGTGTCCTTGGATAATCGACCCGTCACCGGGCGGCAGCAAGTGCATGTCATCATCCAAGGACCTATCGGCGACGGGTGAGCAGTCCTTTACCGCTTAAAGAGTCTCCACTCGGTACAGCGGGCCAATAGTTTTCTATTCTCCGTTCCGATTCCCTATTATCGCGGGCGCTTGGTCGCTAATCGGTCGGCAACTTTGTCAGCGCGCTCCCACACCTTGTCATCGAAGTAGTTCAAGTCGCCAGCGCCAGCTACCGAATATCCGATAAGCTGCGCGAGTTGTGTCTGATCCTCGGGATCGTTTCTAAACATCAGCGCAATGGCGTTAAGGTCGATGACGCCGCGCTCTTGCAAGTATTTGATAATCTTGTTCGGCTTAAAGCGATACGTCCCCAGATCGTCCATATAGATCGGCTGCATCGGATGCTTTAGTCGGCGAAGTCGCCGCTCAGCGGGTGTCAAGCTCATATCAGCATCCCCTATGCTGCAAGCGCAGCCGTTGCTCAATCTCCCGCACGTTCTCCGGCAAACCGCGCCAGGAAGTCCGGCTCGTCCGGATGCTCGTACAGATTCAGAACGCCAAGATGTGCGTGCCATCCTTCGGCGCTGTTTCAATGGGCTGCCATCCGGTCATTGGTCGTGTTCCTCGTGAATGAGGGTTGAAAGATTCATCGCGCGGCTTCAATATCTTTGACTGTAATTTTACCAGCAACAGCCAACCGGAGAAGGATGACGGCGGTTCCTTCAACACCTTCTTGCGCCCAGCGCCGCGCCGTTCTCTCACCAATTCCAAGCAACTTGGCGGCTCCTACTTGCGTAAGACCCAATCGACGGAGAGCGGCGCGGTACTGAGTTGCGGTCATGCGGCTATCTGGCTTTCGATATCCGAGGCAATCAAGCCCGCAATTTGTAACATGCTCACCGCGTGCTGACCGGCTTCGGTAAGCGTAATGACGCGCTGGGCATCGGCAACGATCAGGCCCTTGGATGAAAGGCTCCAAATCGCCGCGTCGGTGCCGTCACGCACCTTTGCGCCGCTCAGAAGATAGCCCAGCGCATCGATTTCCTTCTTGCCGAGCTTGAGACAGAAAGTCGCGCTGGTAACGTAATTGCTGAAAACAAGATTTTCAGTTGTCATCTTCGTTCTCCACTTCGTTCTCCACCGGGCATCATTGCCCTTGCAAAGTCTAACTTAGGCCATATCGGCCGCCATGTCAATATGGCCTAATAGAAAAAGCGATGCTCAATTCGCGAACGGGCATCACTGTCGATTACTGACCAGGGCCGGATGCGTTCTCAGAGCCGGTTCCGAGGTATTATGTTTCCGCACTTATCGTGAATGAGCGCGGAGAGATTCATGTGTGTACTCGAATGTAACGTTCGGCGGCATCTTCGTTTGAGATTAAGTCATGAAGCGTACCTTCGCCGTCTTCCCCGAGAGGCGCATCGAAGGAAATCCATTTATATTTCCACGGCGATGCCTGCATGACTTTTGTGATGAATTTCTTTACGTCCGTCCCGATCGACTCGCGTGTTGCCGTGCCTTCCAAAATTGCCAAAATGACATCCTGACACATATCGGCGCGCTGATCTTCGTGTGGCCAACGCGGCACAATAGAATTGGCAAACTGGACGAGGTCGGCTCCCTCCATTTTGGATTCTGATTTTAGGTAGGGGTAGCGCAAATCACCGGAACGTCCGTAAAGCAGCCGTTCTGGCTTTTGACGTTCTTTTAATTGCAGCCAAGTAAGGCGCTGTAGAATTGCATAAGGCGTTGTGCAGCCATCCTTGCCTTCGGTTTTGGCGATGCGAAGCCGCTGGATATTCGTGAAGGTGCTTTTGTAACCAAGCTTCAATTCGGAGCAAAATTCATGGATTGACTTGAATTGCGACGGCTCAAGAACGAGCGACAATGCAAATAGATAATTTCTTAGCGGCATTTTTGCGCCGGAAAAAACGGTGCTGCTCGTAACGCTATAGTCGTGCCGGCATTGGGCACAGCGCCACCGCTCAAGCTTCTTGAGCTTGTAACTCTCGTTGCTGTAACAGTTCGGGCACTTCGGGATGCCGCCGCTGTCATACCATCGAATCAACCGAAATCCGGCATCAATCGCTTTTTGATCCATCCCCAACAAATCGTCAGCCGTTAGAACGCCCGACGCGATGCGTTGCACCGCTGGCGTCTCTAACGCACGGGCCAGAGCTTCGTGACCTTCAAGAGATTGTAAGCTGGCGTATTTCATATTTTTTCTCGGGCATCGAAGCTGGGGAGGCCGAAGCCTCCCCGCCCCGGTATTATGGCGCGCTACTGCACCCCCGGAGGCTGTTGAAGCCTCCGGGGGTGCCTTGTCCAGTTAGAGTAGCGCGTAACATAATGGTGCCTCCATCTTAGAATGCCGAGTTCCGCTCGGCGCGGTAAAACTGTCCGCGTTCCTTATGAGTTACTGCCGGGGGGCTTACGATTCTACCGTCAGGTCGTCTATGTCGCCGACCCAATGTTGATGGGTTCCCCACGTCCCGTTGGCTCGATAGCGAACGCCATAGCAAGAAATAGATGCGCCAGGATTGCCGAAATTGTAAACGCGAGGCTCAATGACCTCCAAACGAAACAGGATACCGTCCTTGTTACGCACGGTCGCTCCAATCTCAATGCCGTCAGCCGCGAGCTTTGACTCGACGCGCTTCCAGATCACGACGAACGCCCGCTGAAACTCATTCGTCGCTGTCATCTTCCGGCTCGGCTGCTTCATACGCAATGCAGTCGCAGAGGGTGCATGCTGTTGATCCAAGGTGCTTATCGTCATGGCCGTGTTCCTCTTTTGCGTGGCCGCAGTGGCAGGGATGGTCCATAAAACTCTCCTCATTCTTCACGAACAAACACGTTGAAGTTCATATAAGCCGCGCTCGGTGATCTTCACAGCAACGGCCGGACTAGTCGGGGTGTCGCGACGTACCCATTCAGTTAGGCCGCCGCGAATCATGGCAGAGTGGCAAATACCGTCCCCACGTCTCTTGTAAAGAGATTTCAGCTGGCGGGTATCGAGCTGACCGCCAGCCTCGGCAATCGCTTGCAAGATTTTGCGGTCAAAGTCCGATAGCATTCGTCACCTATTGGAATTAGTGCATCCCAAACGGGCCGTGGATATTAAACAGCCAGCAAATAAATAGGAAGGCGACAGTCCCAAAAACCAGAAGCGCAGTTGGTCCGTCCATTTTGGGTCACCTATTGGAAAGGATCGTGGCTAGACCAACTGCCGTTTCATCTTGAAGGTATGCGTGGCATTCAAGTAATAGACGCCCACCCTCTCGCCTTCGGCATCTTCTGGAATATCCTCGACGTTGACCGCCACCGCGTAGATTGGCGTGCCATCCTCAAGCTTTTCGCAGACGTAGATCAGCAGTTTCTTCGGTAGCGTTTTCATGGTCTCGGCTCCTATTACAAATGATCGCGGCTACTAGGCCGCCTGAACCTTCGGCTCCATCGCCTTGAAATCTTCGGATGGATTGAACCAGTCGTCATTGACGATGTGGCCGATGGCGTGAACCTTGGAGTGCTCGCATCGGACACGGATCGTCTTGCCCTTGAGCTGCGACCACTCCGATACGCCGGCAATCTCCATGCAGCGCCAAATAAAGTGGCCAGCGTAATTGGCCTCTAGGGCCTGCTTGTGGTGGCTAAAGTCCTTGGGCAAATAGAGGCTATAGCCGCCGAACCCCTGTCCAGCGCCGCCGTAATCGAGGCTGAGCCATGCTGACAGCAGCCCATGATCCTCATTCGTGATCCGCGCGGATTCGATGACGGCGTTTTTGGTTTCGATTCTGTCCATGAAACTTCCCTCATTCATTAGAGATTATCGATTGGCTTCCAGGATCTTCTCGCCCAGCTCATGATTACCGCTCACTCTCCACAGCGCCAGACAGACAAAGATCGGATCAATCCCATGTTTGTTCCAGAATGCAACTTCGCCCATGTCGTGTTGGTCCCGATGGTGCCGGCTGCATAATGGGACGGTCCAACAATCCTCCGGTTTCCGTCCCATTCCCGATTCCGGCTTTGCAGCTCTGGCATCTGAAAACCTGACATGAGCGCATTCCGTCTCGATATTGTTGCTACAGACCAGGCAACTAAGCGTGCGTATGTAGTCTTGATGGGCCACGTTTGCGCCTGTGGATTGTGAATATCTCATCGCGTAGTTGCTCCAGCGTTAGCTTCTCGAGGATCGAGTGGATGTGCGAACGCCTCTTGTGCTGTTTGCGCTTGACTGCAATGGTCTCGATCAGGTTCGAGCGTTTACGCTGTAAGTTCATCGGCGCATTCCTTCCAGGCTATCCAGGCGGAATAGATGATGTCCCATCGGTTCCCGGCCGCTGTGTTTGGCAGGATTTCCGATCGCGATTTAACCCTGCACGCATAGCGCACCATATTAGCCGCGCTGGTCTCGTCGGTGACGTTGATATTGGGCGGCTTGCCGGCAAACCTCTCGTCCAGGAAACGCCAGAACAGCGGATCGAGACAGAGGATGGCTGCCCGGGTCACCATCCGCTTGGAAGGCGGCTCCGGTGCGGGTATCGAAGTCACCGGAGCCGTTGCCTCTCCCTGTTGTAAGCGCGCCAGTGCGACGGGCACAGGCGTCGAATAGGTCGGCCAGCCGAGGATTTCAGTGAGCAACGGGCCGCGCTCGGCGGGGACATGCAAGGTCACTTTGATGAATTCCTTGTGCTGCCGATCGTTCTGGATATCGACAACCTGAGCGTCTATGGCGGCAAGTTTGCTCATCAGAACGGAATGTCGTCAGATAGGCCATTGTGGATTCTATCCGGCGCTACGGTTTGATCCGGCATCGGATCGAGGTCGCGAGGCTTCGTTGGCGTTGTCGGCAGAACCTTTACCCTGATTGCCGGGATGAGTTCGCCCCCGAATTCGACGTAGGGATCGACAAATAGCGTGATCTGCTTGCCGATCCATTTGTCGTAATCCTTGCCGTGAGCGTGGGCAATGCGCTGGGCATTTGTTTTGTTACACACAAGCGCCTTTTTTGCGCCCCTGAACTTGATGACAAGTTTGCCCTGCATCCGGCCTTCACGGCTCTTAAATTCCTTTGGTTCCACCGACTCAATGATAACGGTCGGTTCTTTCCCCTCGATATCGGCGGCCTTGAGCGTATCGCCGCTAAATACGTTGTCAATCGAAGCCATCAAACTTCTCCTTCACCTTCGGCCCATTGCAGTCGTTCGTCCCGATCTAGTCTTAACTCTCGGCAATGCTCACAGACGCAAACCGTTTTTGTTTGTGAGCGCATATTACCGACTTCAATATAGCAGTCCGGATCATCGTCGGTGTCGATAAGACGGTCGCAGTCATGGCAACGATCCATGCTCATTGGTCGGCCGTCAGTTTCGCGCGCACCGCATCCATCCGGTCGGCCAATGTCCGCAATGCTTTTGCGTCCGCTTCGAGCCGGATCATCGCCAGAGTTTCAGGGGAGAAGCCGCCTTCGCACCCATTGAGCCAATCCAGATAATACGAATAGCGCGATTGCACATCGTTGGTGATGGTGCGAATAGCTTCCGCCGAGGAATGAACGCTGTGGGCTGAATTGCTGTGCTGCTGCATGAATTGAGCGATATTCATTTTGCCTTCCCACGGTTATACTCGTTCCACCACGTTACCCAAAACCATTCCGGCCTATCCAGCTCCACACATTCCTCGTTGCGCTTGGGGACATGCTTGGAGCAGTAGAACAGTTTCGAGCAATTACAGGTCATGGAAAATCCACCACGAAAGCGGCGAGCGCCATGCCCATCACCAGCAATGCAGCAACAAGGCCGCAGCCGACCATGATGTAGAGTTCATGGCGGTAGTAGCGCGGGGTGCGAAGCGTTTGCATGATTTGCTTATGTCATAAGTGGACATTCATTGTCAAGGCTTGACGCTAATTTATTTTTGGATTATATCGCTCGCAATGAAAGGCACCGACATCAAAGCCTTGCGCGACCGGCGCGGCGAGACGCAAGCCCAATTCGCTCAACACTTCGGCGTCAGCCGCACCACAATAATCAAATGGGAAGCCGATGGCCCTCCCAATATGGGACCGGCGCGGAAGCTTCTCGAGCTTGTCATGGCTAAATTAGGGGGCAAGAATGGGTTCATTAAGCTGGACAGCCGAACAAGACCAAGAGCTGCGGCAACTGGCGACTGATGGTTGGTCGGCGCGGCAGATATCGGTCAGGTTCCCGGGCAAGACCCGTAATGCCGTGATAGGTCGGCTACATCGCATTGGTGCGGTTCTGACGCTCAAGAATCGTTACGGCCAAACCATAGATCCCAAAGCCAAAGCGCAACGCGACCTGGAAAACCAGCAGCGCCGAGCAGCGGTTCGATTGGCAAAAGGTATTTCTTTTCAGAAAAAGGAATATCGCGAGATAAATCACATTATCGACGGCAACCCCACTCCCAAGTGCATTTCGTTCATGGAATTGGACAACCAGTCCTGCCGCTATGTGATCGGCGATGTAAAGGGCCTGGATACGGTGTTCTGTGGGGATATCAAGCTGGATGGGCAGGCTTATTGTCAGGCGCACTACAGATGGTGTTATAGGCCGAGCATTTACAAGCCGATTGCAATGAGATAGACAGGATTTAGCCGGGACAGCGTGGTAGCTCCCGTTGCCTGCCACTACAGGCTCACCGGCTTTCATCTTTGCCTTAGTGGAGGCTCAAGTGTCGAAAACCACCAATCGTATTGCGGCTCAAACCCGAGAGGTTTTGGCCGACCGCTTTCCTTTGTGCTTCATGCCGAAAGGTCATCGCAAGAGGCCGCTAAAGATCGGCATAAAACAAGAGATCGCCCAAGCCTGTCCGGATCTTAAGATTGTCTACATCGGTTTGGCTTTAGCCGATTATTGCGGCGGCCCAACTTACCTAAGCGCTATGAAAACTGGAGCGTTCCGCATTGACCTAGCGGGCCTCGCCTGTGGCATTGTCAGCGAGGAGCATCATCAACACGCCAAAGAGAGAATGGACAGGCTGGCGGCCAAATGGGACGCCGAGGCGGCCGAATGAGCCGCGCCTGGATGCCGATGTACTGGGGTGATTACTTCGCCTCGACGCTTCATTTGTCGGTCGAGCAGAGCGGCGCTTACCTTCATCTGATCGGCCACTATTGGGTTAACGGCGGCCTACCTAACGATGAAAAACAGCTTATGGCAATTGCCAGAATGGATGACGAGCAATGGCGTGGCAATTGCCATGTTCTCCACAGTTTCTTCACAATTGATTGGCGTCACAAGCGCATAGACAAAGAGTTGGCAAAAGCCAAAAGCCTAAGTGATAGAAGGGCTTTGTATGGGCTCAAGGGTGCAATGGCCAAGCACGGCAAGCTCAACGGTCATTCCTGGCAAAAGCCAACACAATCACAATCACATATAGAAAGAGGGCTTACCGAGAAAGAAACGGAAGCCCTCGATCGCCTGAGCAAGAAACCGCAGCACTAGTCGTTCGTCGGCTCCTGCAACATTTCCACAAGATCGAGCTGGTTTGCCTCGTTACTGAACAGCCCCACATCGCATGGCTGTTGCGGTTTCGGCGCGAGTTTGGGCTTTTGCCATTGCCGCTCGGCGACGGTCTTAGCGTCCTCAGTAAATCGCGCAGCGATGATGCCGTTGAGCCAGTTTTGGGCGTCTTTCGGGATCATGGCATCACCTATGCTGCATACTTGGCGCGGCAGGATATTTGGTCATAGCGTCACCCGTTGAGCCAGCTCTTGCGAGATCATGCCGTCTTTCGACAGCCAATCAATCCAGTCAGTGAAGGCGCAGCGCGTATCAGTTACATACATCGTGCCGCCGCCCGAATAGTTGCGGATTTTCTTGCGCTGCATGTCAGGATGCTCGCGCCAAAATGCCTCGCGGACCTGTTTCTGTGTGCTGTAAGCGTATGCCATGATACCCTCGCCGGTTAGAACAGGATTTCGGTTTCAGCGGTCATGCCGGCCGCCAAGCATTGCAGGCGATTATCTGACTCCCGCAGGAAGGCGCGGAAATCCGTAAAGATTGCGTCGATCTGCTCTAACGCCAGATCGAGGGCATTCATCCCGTCGCAGCGTGCGCGCAGATCGACTTGGCTGACAATGCGGCCGGCTGTGTACGATTTGCCGCCGCTGGCAGGTTTGGCTGCGCGCCGAGCGTTCAGGTTGTCGATTGAGAGGGCGGGCATGGCTTAGTTCTCAATGCCGTAGCGTGTGCCGTAATCGAGTAGTAATAGCTTGCCACCGATCGGCACATCGGGCTTGCCAACTGCGATTTCGCCGTCCTCGATCTTATTGCGAACAAGGTACTCGAGCTCGGCGGGCGTCAGCTCGTCATTGCCTTGGCTGCGGTAGTAGTCGCAAGCTTTGGTAAAATTTACGAAATGGCTAGTTCCGGTGATTGTCATTTGATCCTCGCAGGGTTTGAGCGGTAAGTCCTATTGACAAAACGGTATCTACTACGATAGGATATTCAGGTCAATAGGTGATACCGAATAAATTGAGTGATATTAGGTTAACTTATTGAAGCGACAGGAAAACAAAATTTAACGGGTTGACGAATATGGGCCGAAAGCGCATTAACGGAGCCGCGATAACGGTGCGAATGGAGGCGGAGGCGCTTCCGCAGATCCGGGAGGCGAGGCTCGGCAAAGAGAAAACCGCCGACTTCATTCGGACAGCCATCGCCTCCGAGCTGGCAAAGCGCAAGCGGCAAAAGCAATCGGCCGAATGGCGCAAAGAGATCCCCTAAATGCCCGGCCTCGGCAAAATAACACCACGATACCGCTTCTCGCCCAAATCAGGCTCTTCCCAGAGAAAGCGCCGTAAGGCCCGCATCAGGGCAGAGAAGGCCAAAGACGAGATTTTAGCCGCCCAGCTCCGGCAGACGCTCCAGGAAGGCTTAAACGCACTGTACCCGCTCCTAGCTGCAAAGCGCATATCCTTGGATGAATTCAGCCGTATCATGCAAGGCGTCATCGCCGATATCGTTGTTATGGACCGCAGGGGCGATAAAGTTTTTGGGCCGAGTGCCTGAGCGGAAGTTTCCAAGCCGTGCTGATTACGTGCTAATCGCCGTTTCAGTGGTGATTTTATTGATATTGTACGTGCTGGGGTGGAATTAGGCTGTCCCCGATACATTACAGCCCGGGTTCGACATCCTCGCTGGCAAGCCCATTGCCGACCAATGCCAGGCCATCATGCCCATTGCAGTGGTGGGTTGGTTTGTGGGTACGGTAGAGCACCCAAAATAATGTGTAATACAATCAACAGCTTGGGCCTGAGTTGGGCGGACACAGTAGGAGCCGTACTGGGCTGGAATGAACTCGGGATTGGGGCGGGGAGTGGGGTGCGGTGTGAAAATTTTATCCACCCACACGGCAACCGCAGCCCAAATTGAACCTTGGACAACCCTACTCAATACAGGGTGTGACATCACAACTCCCGTTAAGTCTTAACACGTTAGACTAACGCTTGACAGTTAGACTAACAGTGTTAGACTAACACCATGGAGGCACCGAAATGCAGATTGTGCGGGACGAGGCATTGGGGGACCTGTGCCACGAATGCCAAGGAAACAATTGCGTCGATAAAATCAAAACTGGCGGAGACCTCGCCGCAGGTTACGCCTACGCTTGCACGAAATGTGGCGCAGCGTGGTTTATCTCCAGCGGGGGACAAAAATTTGAACTTCGACCGGACAGCCTACCAACGTGAATACATGAGAAAATGGCGCAAGAACCGGAAACCCACAGAATGAGGCACTTCATAGTCGGGGGCGATGGCAAGGTAGGGACGGCTCTCCGCAGGGAATTAGTGGCCCGGGGCGAGAGTTTCTGGTGGTCGACCAGGAAGCAAGGTCTGTCGGAAGGCGTCTTTCTTGACCTCGCCAGACCGATTAAGGCGCTTCCCAAAGCCGATATCCTCTACCTCGTAGCCGCCATCCCCGGATTTTACCCTTGCGAGGCGTCCGCAGAATCCTGGGTGGTCAATGTAGACGCTCCCATAGCCATTGCAAAGTATTATGCCAACAGTGCTTTTACCGTATTCGTATCGTCCGATGCGGTGGAATGGGCAAGTTTCACGGCTTACGGGCGGCAGAAGATGCAAGTCGAGTCCTACATGCACACCATTAACGCCGCGATCGTGAGGGCATCCCATATCGGCCCGGGCCACTTCGGGAAGTTTGCCCATGTGCTTGCCGATGTCGGGATGAACGGCAAGCCGGGCGTTACTCGTTGGGCCATGAACCAGACCGAACATGATGCATTCAGGAGCGACCATGGTCTGCGGCGCGGCGTCCAGAGGGTTATGGGCGGAGGGATCAAGCTTGCCAAGCTGATCGGGAGGAAGCGATGATGAAGCCGATCTACTTCATCGTCACCTTTTGGGGCCGGCAGTACGCGGATTATTTCCGCGAATCGACGCTTGCTACCCTTGGGCCGCAACTGCGACCCTGCGACAAATGGCTGATCGTCTGCCCGTGTGCCGACCGGCCGGATTATCTAGATCCCAACAAGTTTATCTGGATCGAGTTGCCGCCAATTGGAGACAATCCGGTCTACAAGCAGCAGAACGAGGGCCAGAAGCTCGCCTACCAATGGTGCTTCGAGCACAAGGTATGGGCGTCGATGGCCTCTCCCGACTACATCGTGTCGGACAACTATGTGCAAACCCTGATCCGGTTACAGAGCGAAGGCTATGATCTGGTTCAACACACAGCTTTGCGGCAGAACGAAACCACGTTTCGAGCCGAAGCCGGCGATCGCAAGACATTCTCGCCGCGTGAACTCGCGGGATTGAATATTCGGCATTTGCACCGCGAGCAGACACCGTTCTTCCAGGGTTCGCGGATGATGCCGTGGCTACCGCCGATGCGGCTGTGGAAGTGCGAAGATCAACTGATCCTGCACTGCTACATCGCCAATCCGATCCTGATGAACTTCGGCAGCATCGAGAAACTCAATCTGCGTTGCGTGCGCTATCTCGCGGTGGAGAATGTGTTCCTCGATTACAATTTTACGGATGTCAAACGTTATCTGATAACCGATTCCGATGAGCTGTGTACCGCGAGCCTATCGCCGGATTACCCCCCTGCTTGGAAGGAGCGCGGTTCACGTCCGCGATGGTGGCTCGATCTTGGCCTTCGCATGTCACGTTATCTGTGGCCGCGCTCCGGTGGCTATGTGTTTGCCCGCGCCGCCTATTGGCATTGCGGAGAGCTAAAGCACGTGACTTCGACGGAGGAATTCTGCGCGGGAGCATTCCGGTTTGGGCCGCTATCGTTTACGCTCGGCTATCTGGCGCGGTTTTATCTGTTGCATTTCCTGCCGTTCCTGCGGAGGAAAAAACGCATTAGAAATGCCGTGCGATGGCTGCGTAATCCTGACCTTGTGGGATGCAAATGATAAGACAAATCCAAAGCCTCTTGAAACACCGCCCCACCACCTTGGCCTATGTCATGGGACTACCCTTGTCCGAAAGTACCAGGGAACGGGAACTGCATCGCTTGAAGGATCACGGCCAGCAGGACGAACGAGAATTGAAGTTCCTGCTAAGACATATCGCAGGTTCAAGATCCATCCTGGAAATCGGCTCCTGCTTCGGCCAGACGCTTCGTCTGATGGCAAGCGTCTGTCCCAAGGCAAAGATACGTTCAATTGATCTCGGGTTGGGAATCGGCATCATCGAAGGCATGAATACCGGCAAGTATCTTCTGCAAACCATGGAGGATCTGAAATCCCAAGGTCACGATACCGCCGTTTGCTTCAACAACAGTCACAGCCCCCTTGCGGTGCAATGGGCGCGGAAGAACGGACCTTATGATTTCATCTTCATCGACGGCGACCATTCCTACGAGGGCGTCAAGTCGGATTGGCTTGGCTACGGCCCGCTTGGAAAAATGGTCGGATTCCACGATATTGCTTCAAAATCAGTCGGCAAGCTCTGGCTCGAAATCAAACGCGACTACAGAGTCATCCAGTGCATCGAAAGCCCCATGGGGGTCGGCATTGTTCTCCCAAGCCTACCACTTGACGCAGCGTAGTACCGGGCGCGATCTGGTTCACGGCTGGAAGATCAATGGCAAACTGTCGCGATACAGGAATTCCTTTATCTATCCGTGGACCGACAAGGCCATCGTCATCAAGGGCATAGAGCTTCTACCCTTCCCCAAGTGGCAGCATGTGCCGATCAAGTGCAGATGGTTGATGGTTGGAAACAGTTATGTCAGTGATATAATGCTGATGTCGGACGGAGACCGGACGGCTAACTTCGGGCTGAACTTCCAGTTTCCTGGACGGGATACGGAGACGGTCCATAGCTATCTCGATCTTCACGGCCACTGCTTCCCGGGAGCCTTCGTCTCCGTCATGCTCAACTTCTTCTACGAGATGGACCATGTGGAACGCAGTCTATGACAAGGAAACCCAGACCATGAAACTGACGTTTCCGAACGGCAGGACCTACGAGTTCGAGGGCGTCCCTCCCGATATCTACGAGAATTTCCAGAAGGCGGAAAGCAAGGGGACGTTCTACAACACTTATCTACGAGGTCAGTATTGACTCCCGAACTCAAGGATACCGTTCTCAAGCTCGGAAGGAATAGACTCCTTGCCCATCAAGTCCTGTTCCAGCATCGTCATTCTGACAGAACGCCCGCTTTCCACAGTGAGGTTATTGATTTATGGCATTCGCAGATACCCGCAGCATTGGTTATGGTTTTCCGGGAAGGTGGGAAGTCTACCATCGCTGAGGAAGCGTTCGTTATTGGAGCAGGCTATCAACTATTCCACAACGCCCTTATCATTGGAGCTACTGAGAAGCGTGCCTGCGAACGATTAAGAGCGATCAAGCATGAGATCGAGACCAACGAACTTGTACAGATGCTCTTTGGAAACCTTGTGGGCGCGGTATGGAACGAAGCAGAAATTATACTTTCAAACGGTGTCCGCATTATTGCGGTGGGTCGAGGCCAATCGCTTAGAGGCACCAAGCATCTGCATTATCGTCCCGACTTCTGCTTTTGCGACGACATTGAGGAAGAAGAACACGTCAAAACCCCGGAAGCCCGCGCCGAAACGCTAGGCTGGTTCATGTCGGTCGTGGTCCCCGCACTGGACAAACACGCCAGAATCCGGATCAATGCAACGCCGCTCGATCGCGATGCGCTGCCCTTTGCCATCCGTGACAAGCTCAAATGGCCGACCAAAACCTATCCCATTGAATATATTGATGAAAATAACAAGCGCCAACCGACATGGCCGGCGCGATATCCCTTGGACTGGATCGACCGCAAGAAACGGGAGTTCGAGAGCGTCGGACGTCTGGACGACTATCTCCGAGAATACATGTGTATCGCGGAAGATCCCAAACGCAAGACATTCACCAGCGATATGATCGTGGTAACCCCGAAGGTGAGAACATGGCACCCTACCTACGCCTTCTTCGATCCGGCGAGGACTACCAAATCAACATCGGCCACAACTGGGTGGGCGGTGTGGTCGTGGATCAGCAATCGTTTGATAGTCTGGGACGGCGGTGGCAATCTGTGGAAACCCGACCAGATGGTGAAGGAGATATTCAAGGCAGCAAACGACTACTCCCCGGTAACGATTGGAGTTGAGGAAGATGGCTTGAACGAATTCCTGATGCAGCCGTTACGGCATGAGATGGTCAGGCGCGGTTATGTCATTCCGATTCAGCCAATGAAAGCACCGAAAGGAAAATTTGGTTTTATCGAAGGATTGCAGCCGTTCTTCAACGCAAGGGAAATCAGCTTTGCCAAGGAACTCCCCGAACTAAGAACCCAATTCCTCTCCTACCCCACAGGACGAATCGACGGGCCGAATGCGCTCGCTTACGCTCTCCTTATGCGACCGGGAGAGATTATCTATGACGATTTCGGCGCGGATAATGTTGGCGACGTACCTGTTCGGGAGCGTAGCTCTACTTGGCTATGTCTTGGTGCACGGCATGGTCTCACTACTGGAGTCCTTGTCCAATATGACGGCCGGCTCTCCATCCTCGCCGACTTCGTTCACGAAGGAGACCCCGGCTCCTGTGTCGAAACCATAGTGAAGGAGGCCAATCTTGTCGCCCAAGGGAAACTGGTGGCTAGTGCTGAACACTGGTCTGGCTATAATCATATTGGTTTGCGTGGTGCTGTATCTAAGATCCCCGCCGAGCTGCACCGGGGAAGCCTCTCCGAAGTGGGGCGAGACGAAATACGCGCCCTGCTCCGCAAACGAATCAAGGATGCCCCCGCACTTAGGGTTTCTGGGAATGCCCACTGGACACTGAACGCTTTTGCAGCCGGGTACTGCCGGGAAATCGGCAAAGACGGCATCGTGAAGATGGAAGCCAAGGAGGGGGTTTATCGGGTCTTGATGGAAGGATTGGAAGCCTTTGCAGGTCTCCTTAAACTCGGTATGATGGACAAGCCCAACATGCAGCGCACTGCATCGGGACAAAGCTATATCTCGGCTCTGCCGGGAAGGATGGGGGTCACGGATGCGAAGGATAATTTCCCTTCTGCTGGTATCGTTTCTGAGCCTCTGTCCGCTCGGCGTCATTGAACTCCATGCTCAAGCGGTCCAGGTCGTAGCATCATGCGGAACGCTTCCTTCCACTCCATCGGTAGGTAGCGCGAACGGCCCCATTACGATCGACCAGACCGGCAAGCTCTGCGTTAACGCAGTCGTCAATGCCAATACGGTCATAGCCACGCCCCTGGCGGTCGTCGTCGTCGCCACTCCGCTTTCCGTTACGGTCACCCCTTCCATCGTCGTTAACGTTGCTACCCCGCTTTCGATCAATGTCCCGCAAGTCGCCGCTATCGTGTCGGGGGCCTATGCGGACGGTGCCCAAACCACAATCGGCGATAAAGGAGACGGCCTTTATTCCGGCAGTGGATCGTCCACATTGATGTCCATCATGAAGGGCATTTATGCGGCGATTGTCAGCAATGCCAGCATTATAGTGGCTAATACTCTGACGGCTGGCCAACAAACTATGGCCAATTCCAATCCTGTTGCACTAGCCTCCAACCAATCGGTAGGAGACCCTTGCACCTTCCAGGCCAAGACAATGACGACCGTATCGGTTAATACGGCAACGGCCCTCATAGTGCCGGGAGTATCCGGTAAATTGATCTATGTCTGCTACGACAAGGTTCTGGATGGTGCGGCAGAGGAAGTTTCTTTGGTCGAAGGTACTGCTACGGGCGGGAGTCTCAAGGCCGTCGATGGCAGCACCACAGTCGCTCAGGGCAATCCACTTGCTGCAAACGGCGGCTGGAGCAGCGGCGCGGGAATCGGAACCGTGGCGCAGACGGCCAGTCCATCCAGCAATCTTCTCGTTTTGAAATCGGGTACGGCAACTGCGGTGATTCGCACTACCTACGTCCAGCAATAGCCATGCGGAAACACCTATCGACCATAGCAATCCTCCTGCTATGCGCGGGATTGGCTTGCCTGTCGCAAGTCCCGACCGGGATATTCAAGTCCGCTCATGCCCAAACAACGATGCTGTTGACGGGGGCGGGGCTGGGTGCGCCGGGAGGTGGGGGTGCTACCTGGGCAAATCAAAGCTCCTATATTATTCCTTATGGGACTTCGGGGCCAACCTACACGGTCGGAAGCATTCCCATTGGAACGGCAACGTCAACGCGCCAAGTTGTCGTGGCTATTGCAGCCGCGGCGCTTGGAACTTACTCTGTCACCGTCAATTCAATATCGCTCACTCAAGTATCCGGTTCCAACACTTTTGATGGGAGTACAGGTTGGTCATGCGCCACGTTTTCTGGAAATATTACCAGTTCAACAACGGCCTCAGTGGCAATTACCACAACTGGTTCGCATTTTTTCGGGGGCGGCTTCATCGTTGGAGTGCTTGATAATCTCAATAGCGCCACAGCGGGAAGCGCCACTTACGGGGATTATACGTCGGGTACAGGTCCCTACGCTGCGGTTGGTAGCATCACCATTTCGAGCGGTGGTTGGGGCATTGCGACGGCCGGATTTTCTGGTACTGCTACGCCTTCAATTTCATGGACGACTTTGAGCCAAGATACATCGGCAACGGATGCCGGTGACGGCATTGAAATTAGCGAGGCATCAACTAAAAGCGCCGGGAGTCTGACGCCCACCGTTTCCAGCATTGGGACGAGTGTAAATGCTGGTGCCTGCATGACAGCAGCGGCATGGAGATAACATGCGAAGATGGTGGATTTTAGTTATTGCGTTGCTGTTTTGTGGCCCTTCGGTTGATGCAGAGTTTTGGATTGGACAGACTTACGCTACTTCCTCTAGCTTTCATAATGCGTCCATTGGTGCGGGCGGCTATATTGTCGGCATGTCGCTTAATTCGGATGGGACAATGGCCGCTAGGCCAAATACCTACGGGGCCTACAGTTGGCAGGCTGGCACGAAGAACCCACAGACCGGCACTACTGGAACATGGCAACAACTGCTTTCGCCCGCTGCTATTGCAAACTCTCTCACGACCACCCAATGGCTTCATGATATTATTCAAGGTGACGGAGAGGCGGCGTTTTTTGAATTGCAGATCGCACCGAGTAATTCCACTATTTGGTACGGTGTTTTCGACGGATATGTGTGGAAATCAACCAATGCAGGTGTGACTTGGACAAAAACGGGATCGACACCCACGGGGTCGCAAATGACCTCGATATCGGCGGGCGGTAAGTGGCAGAATTGGGGACCGAAACTCGCCATTCACCCGACCAATCCCGCAGTGCTCTATATCGGATTACCGACTGGGCTTTATTTCACTGACGATAGCGGAACGACCTGGACATTGGTGAGCACTGCGCAGGTTCCCGCGCCGACTTCCGGCTATGTCACCGGCATAGCATTCGATCCATCGACGCCCTCGACGGTCTATGCCAATTCCAACGGCAACGGGACTTATCAAACAACGAATGCCAGCACTAGCAGCGCAGGAACGTGGAGCGCGATATCCGGCGGTCCAAGCACAAACGGTGTTGTCTCCGGTAAGGTCACTCCTACCGGGGGGATTTATTACGCGCTAGATGGTGTTAACGGGTCTGCGGGTAATTTGTGGGGCTACAATGGATCGTGGACTCAGGTGTTATCCAACTCCCCCGATCCGGTTTTTGCCTTTGCCGTCGACCCGTCAAATGCCAGTCATCTTATCGCTGCCGGCACCGTTAATGCTCAGTTCAACGAGACGACGAGTGGCGATAGTGCAAGTGGTTGGTCAGGTTGGACAGCTAACGCCACGCAGAGCGCAACGGGCGACATTCCGTGGATGACAATTCTATCGCCCTATCTCGCGGGAGCCTATCTGTACTTTAACCCTTCAAATTCGCACATGCTTTACTCGACGGGAGGCAATAGTTTTTGGACCATAACATGGTCGGGATCAATTACTACTGGCACGACAATGACTGCAAATTCAATGGGGCGCGGCATCGAGGAATTGGTTGGCACATCTGTTTTGGCGCCTCCGACGGCTACGACTAATCCCGTTTACGGCATGGAAGATCACGCCGCGTGGTACAAAACTCCAAGCACATTGGGGTTATATCAATCTACTTTTGGATTAAACGGGAATAGCACGGTAATTGCTATTTGGGATATGAGTGACTGCTCAACGAGCGCAACTACCTTAGTCGCAAATGCGGACGGCAACTACGGCGGCGACGGCGGAGAACAATCGGCGATTTCAACTGACGGCGGCCAGACCTGGACGCAGTTCGCCAGTACGAGTTATAATCCGTCAACAATTTCAGGCGGCACCATTGCCTGCGGCACACCAAACAATATCGTTATAGCCAAAACGAATGGCACAGGAACCGCGCCATATTATACGACCGACGGCGGTGCGTCATGGCACGCGATTTCTATGACTGGCCCTAGCGGCGCTGTAAGTTGGAACCACTTTTGCGGGGCAAGTTTCTACAAGGCAAAATGCGTCGCTGCTGACAAGGCCGATGCGACCGGAATGACGTTCTATCTCATGCTCGGCGGCTCAGACGGCAATCAGGGTTTTTATAAATCTACCAACGGCGGCGCATCGTGGACATTTCAAAGTGCCGGAAATTCAAGGGGCAACCTCAGCGACCAGAATGTAAAGATCAGGGCCACGCCCGGACAGGCAGGAGACATTTGGTGGGCATCTGGGCCATCACCTAGCGCCGGGGATAACACACTTCAACATTCAACCAACGGTGGGGCGAACTGGACGACGATTACGAATGCAAGTAACGCGGCTTGTATCGGTTTTGGTGCCCCGGCTCCCGGTAAATCCTACCCGAGCGTTTATTATATTGGTTGGTATAACGTTGCCGGCGTGACGCAGACTTACGGCGTATGGGAAGCTGATGACATTGGGACAAACGCACAGGGAACATGGAAACAGCTACTTAATGTGGATGGTAGCGCATTCCCATTAGACAGCCTTGATATTGTAACAAGTTGCAGCGGTGACCCTAATATGTCGGGACATGTCTATTTAACATTCGGCGGGTCAGGCGGCGCTTATTATCCCTACCTTCTCAACCGCGACCTCGATCCGGCGAGCAATGACAATACCCCCGCATATCTGGACAAGGTGGGGTGATGACAGCCCTGTTTTGGTGTATTCTGCCTTCCACGATCGCGGTAATTTGGCTGTCCTACTATCACATAGCGGGCAAGAATGGCTGATATCAGGGATGACCCCTCGGACGAGGATGAGGCAATAGAACAGCCCGTCCAGACCGAAAGCCGCGACCGCGAACTATCGACTATCGAATCCATCAATTCCGAATGCCTGAAAATCTATCGGGATGTCGAGCAGGGTTTCCAGAACCAATGGGACCGCGCCAATTCCCAGATGGACTATTGGGACATATACCACTGCCAGCTCGGTCCCAAACAGTTCTATACCGGAAATTCCCAGATCTTTGTCCCCATCGTTCATGACGCGGTGAATGCCAGGGTTACCCGGTTCAACAATCAGATATTTCCGCAATCCGGGAAGCACATCGAAGTCACGGCTTCCGAAGATAAGCCAACCGCGATCATGTCGCTGTTGGAACACTACATCCGAAAAGCGAAGCTCCGCACCAATGTCATGCCGGCGCTTATCAGGAACGGGGATATCGAGGGGCAATACAATATCTATGTGAAGTGGGTCAGGAATGAGCGCCACGTCGCCATGCGGATCAACAAGAAAAAAACCGTGGACGACATGGAGATTGATGACGAGTACGAGGACATAGACGAACAAACCATCGTGCATCAGTATCCGATGGCGGAAGTCATCGCAGATGCCGATGTCCTGGTTCTTCCCTTTACGTCTGACAGTGTTGAAGCGGCAATCGACAATGGCGGTTCAGTTTCGATCATTCGCAGATACAGCAAAGCCAAAATCCGACAGATGATCCGGGACGGAGAATTTGAAAAAGAGGCAGGCCAGAATCTTTTGGCGACAATGGCCGGTAAGGGAAAAAACCAGAGTCCCAACAAGAAAAAGAACATCACCACGGCGGCGGGAATCCAAACAGAAGGCGATCAGAAAACCGCTCTCGTCTATGAGACTTGGACGAAGCTGAAAGTGGATGGCGAACGCAGGATCGTCCGCATTTATTTCGGTGGCGAAGATCAGGTGTCGGGGTGCAAGTTGAACCCCTATTGGTGCGACAAAGTGCCGCTCCTTTCCGCCCCTGTGGAAAAGATCGAAGGCAGCTTCAAGGGCAACTCCAAGATCAAGTTTGTCGAAACGCTCCAGTATGCCGCTAATGACGCGGTAAATGAGGGAATGGATTCAGCGGCTTATGCTCTTTTGCCCATCATCATGACCGATCCGGCAAAGAACCCCAGGACTGGTTCCATGGTGCTCAATGTGGCAGCGATTTGGGAAACCAGCCCCAAGGATACCCAATTCGCCGAATTCCCGCAGTTGTGGAAAGAGGCATTCCAGATCGTATCGAGCGCGAAAGATCAGATATTCCAAACACTTAGCGTCAACCCGGCGATGATGCCGCAGCAGGTTACGGCCCCGGGGAAAAAACCCAATCAAGCCCAGATCGCCTCGGAGCAGCAGGTCGATCTTCTGACTACGGCGGATTCCGTCACCACGATCGAGCAGGAAATTCTCACCCCCTATCTGCAATGGTGTGTGTGGCTCGATCATCAGTTCAGAGACGAGAAAACCACCGTTCCTTCATTCGGCGAACTCGGCGTGAAGATGCAAATGGAGGAAATCCCGCCAATTCAGATGGGCAAACGGTTTGAATTCCGCTGGTACGGGGTAGAGGCCGCGCGGAATATGCAGCAAATCCAGCAGCAGATGGCGGGCCTGAATGTATTGCGAGGAATCCCGCCGCAACTCTATCCGGGCCGCACTCTCGATCTTGGGCCTCTGATGTCGGCATGGGTTGACAACATCTATGGCGCACGGCTTGGGCCGCTGATTTTCAAGAACACGATAGACCAATTGGGCCTCAATCCAGAATACGAAAATCAAATGCTCGAACAAGGAATGCACGTTTCCGTTCAGCCGATGGACAACGATCAGGAACACATCAAAGCTCATATGCAGGCGTTCCAGGAGAAGGGCGATTTCTCGGGTCAATTGCGCGCCCACATGATCGAGCATCAGATGCAGATGCAAAAGAAACAGCAAGCCGCGATGATACAGCAACAGCAGCAATTACAGGGGCCGCAACAGGGCGGCGGCGGTCAACCTCGGCAAGGAGCGGCCCCCGGAGGGCCACGGCCGAACGGCCAAGGACCCCCCGGCATGATCCATCAGGATAGAATCCCGATGGGCGCGCCTAGACAGCGGGGGGCGATGTAATGCCGGAGGAATGGGAAGCCTACGACTCCGAACCGGAGGACGATCCCGATAACTGGCGGGATGAGGCTGACGAATAATGCCAGACCGTTTTTCAATCTGCTTGCCGTTTACTCTCGCTCAGGAATGCCCATTCCCGAACGATTGGAGCAATCCGAAGAACTATTCTTATGACAGTCATGATCCCGGTGGTGCGACGATGTGCGGGATTATCCAGAGGGAATATGATCTGTGGAGAAAAGGTCATGATCTAGCCTGTCAGCCGGTCGAGTTGATACCCCAGGATGAAGGCTACTCGCTTTATCAAGTGGCCTATTGGCTTCCAAGATGTCCCAATCTTTCCTCGGGTCTTGACCTTCAATACTTCGATACATCGGTCAACATGGGACCGACGCAAGCCACCAGGATTTTGCAAGTTGCACTCGGAATAAACAACGATGGAATCTGGGGGCCGCAGACCGATGCTGCCGTGACATTAGCTAGGCGAGACTTGGCCGCTCATATCGAAGCCTTCACCAACAGACGCACGGCAGTCTATAAGATATTGCCAGGATTTCCTTATTTCGGTACAGATTGGTTGCGTCGGGCAGAGGAAATGGGCGCACAAGCACTGAAAATGGCTGCATGATCCGGAAGATTGCCATTATCTGGGGACTCGGAGGCGGCTTCTTCGATCCGTCGAGCGGCGAGGTTGCGATGGTGGCGCGCTGCAAAGCAATCGGTCTCGATATCGGAGCCAGCCCCTATCATTACGATGACGGCCAATCCATTTATGAATTCCTCAAAACTGCGGATTGGCGCGGTATTGTCGGGGACAGCTTTGGGGCTTGTTTCGGGCCTGATTATGCCGGTGACTTGGCACCAACAAAGGTGGATTTCCTCGGCGGTTTCCAGCCATCGGTCTATTCGAGCAACATCAAGACGCTGGCGGACGGCACAAAATACATTGCCATTCCGGCGAACGTGATAACGGCCCACGTCATCCGCGACCCGGACTGGATTGACACGGCAGGTCTCGGTTATGCGAAGTGGATCGCCGACAATCCGAAAACCACCCGTCTCTTGGAAACGGACCATCGCGGGGCGCACCCGGACGATTGGGGTTATTCACAGGACTTAATGTTTGCCGAAATCAAGCAACTGATGGGGGCCTAGAATGCTGACGTTAAGTCCTGGCGCGAGATTCGCAATCGGCATCTGTATTACGCTTGCAATCGGCATTAGCTCTGGTGCGGTGGTCCTTACCCACGCCATACCGGCCGCCTGGATCAGTCCCGTAGAAGCATGGTGCGGCATCATTGCTTTTGTGGGGTCTGCCGCTCAGACCGGATTGCAGGGATTGGGCATGAGCAATGCCAATAAGGTCGCGGCGGCTCAGTCCCTTCCGTCAGACCAGAAGATTGCGATTGCCGCGAGCGCCCCGGAAGTTAGTCAGATTGTGACGACGAGAGAAATCGCCCAAGCGGCGGGACCTATCGGGGATGGGGCCAAGGTGGTTTCGCAATGACCGGCTTTATCGAGGACATGCTGCTGCGGCAGGAAGGGTTGTCCGATGCCGACATTGCCGCTGTTAACGCGGCACTGCCGGACGTTCAGGCGTTGGATGCAGCGTTGCAAGCGCAATGGCCCCGGATCAGCAAGCTCGCTCCCCTGTTTCTCCGCTTATTCAATATCGTCATCGCAAAACAAAGGACGCTGACATGAGTACGCTGACCAATATCGAAAACACGTTGGGCATAGTCGAGACCGATGTAGTGAATTTCTTCTCGACCACGCTGCCGAAAATCGAATCGGAAGTTGCGACTGCGATCAATACCGTGGCGCAGGACTTCGACAACGTGCTGCAATGGCTCGGGGCGCACGGCCAGGAAATCGCGTCCGACGTAGCCGGGCTTCTCGGCATCGTGGCTGCTGCCGGCGTCGGAATCCCCGCTCCGGTTCTTGCCGCCGCTGCGGCGCTCAATACTGCGGTTAGCCTCGTCAATACGGCAGTCGCGGCGCAGCAACAGTCGGCTTCGTCCGGTGGTACTGCACTGCAACAGGCGGTTTCTGCCGGGTCGGCGGCCTATCAGTCGCTCAAGACAGCGCAGATCGCCACGTCTCAGGCGCAACAGACCGTTGCCAAGCCTGCCACGGCTTCTGCAACCCCCTGATAATGAGCGACTATTCGATCCAAAAATATCTAAATCCAATCCTCATTGCTCTCGTTGGGGCATTAGGAGCGGCGGTAGGTCTATTGGTTTGGACTTCCCTTCAAGACATCAAAACAGCACAAACCACTGCCGCTCATACGCTATGGGACAATGTGCAAACGGTGGCAAGGGCGAATGCCGATCTGAACAATGCAATGACCGGACTGGCGACTACGCTAAAGGATCACATTCAGGTCGAGACGCAGATAGATCAGGATTTCAAGGTCGAACAACTCGACCACGAACAGCGCATTCGAGGTTTGGAACGTCCTTCAAAGGGCGGTTGACGGGGAGGGGCTTATGCGGGCGATACTCGTTATTGCTATGCTTGTGCTTTCATTATCGCCCATCTGCAAACAATGCTAGGAGCAAAGCCATGTTAGATCGTTTGGAAGAACTGGAAGCCAAGGTGCAGCATCTCATGTCGCTGCCGTCTGTCGTCAAGGATTTGGCCGACGAACGAAAAGCCATCTTGGAAGCCAAGGAAAAGGCCGACAAAGAGGCCAAGGAAAAGGAAGAAGCCCGCAAGAAGGCCGAGATCGAAGCCAACCAGAAAGCCGCCGCTGCTGCGGCCGAGAAGGAAAGCCGTCCGGTCCCGGAATTCTCCAAGGCCGAACCGGAAAAATCCGAAGGCCGCATCAGCCTGTAGGGCTATTGCCTTCCGTGAATAGCTTCATGTAGTATGGCCCATCGACTGGTGGCCGTAAGTCACCATTTCGACTGACGGGCGTTACTCGTCTCATGGGGCACGTTGAATGGCTGATGAACCTGAACTGGAAGTCGAGGAACTTGAACCCGAAGTTGCCGAACCGGAGGAGGCGGAAGCCGAACCGGAGGTAACCCAACCGGAAGTTCAAGAACCGGAAGAACAACCGGGACTCCAGGTTCAACCGTCTCGCGCCAATACTCGCATCCAGACGCTATCCGAAGAAGCCCGGGCGGCTAAAGCGGAGCTTGCCGAGACAAGGCGGCGTTTGGACGAGATTACGGCGCGGATTTCTCAGCCGGCTCAGGAATCTCCCGAGCAACGCGCACAGCGTTTCGCGTTAATGACTCCGCAAGAGCAGATGTCCGAAACCCTCCGCGATTCGGAGAAACGGATGGCTGCTCAACTGCAAACGATGCAGATGCAGACTGCGGATTCAGTGGATAGGACGGCGTTCCAGGTCAAAGCGCAGGTCGATCCGCTATACGCCAAATGGGCACCGAAGGTCGAAGGAAAGTTGGCGGAATTGCGTTCGCAAGGGAACAGTCCCAACCGCGAGACAATTCTGAAATACCTCATCGGGGAAGCGGCGTTGGAGGGACGGGGCAAGCAGGGCAAGACGCAGGCGGCACAGGCTGCTCGCAGGGTTGTCAATGCCAAGACCCGGCCGACCAATTCCGGCAGCGATGCCCAGGCACAGCGGACACGAACGGCAAGTTTGGAACGGCGTCTCGAAAACGTAGAAATCTAGGGCACCCTGGAGAGACGCTATGGCTGTGAACGTCAGCGGAAGTTTTTCTGCCGATCTGGAAGCATATATTGCCGACGAGACGCTTCCGCTCACTCGCAAGCAACTGGTCGTCTACCAGTTTGGCGACCCGGCAACCCTCCCGAAAGGTCGAGGGGTTACCTACACAGCCACCCGGTACAACCGCGTGCCGCTGCCATTTGCCCCTCTCTCGGAAGGCGTCCCGCCCCAAGGCGAACTGATGACCATCCAGCAGGTCACCGCTACCGCCCTGCAATGGGGCGATAAGGTCACCATTACCGATGTGGCGGAACTGACCATCAAGCACCCGCTGTTCAAGGAAGCCATCAAGCTGATGGCGCTGCAAGTCTCGGAAACCCTGGAACGTAACACCTTCAACAATCTCCAAGGGTTTACCCAAGTCAATTACGTCAATTCGCGCGGCTCACGAGCAGCCCTTGTTGCGGGCGACGTGATGAACACCCACGAACTCAACCGCGCCTACGCCATGCTTCTCAACATCGGTGCACCCCGCTTCATGGGCGACGAGATGACCGATACCAAGCTGGAAGCCGATGGCGGTGGTGCAAGGGCTTCCTCGAATCCGAGGGCAATGCCGCACTATGTCGCCGTGCTGCACCCATTCTGCGCGGCGGACCTGCGGGAAAACAGCTCGATCCAAACCGCATGGTCCTATTCGGACATCAACCGGCTCTATAATTTCGAGCTAGGCGAATGGTCCGGCATCCGCTTTACCTTCACCAACATGGTGCCATTCTGGACCGGCAATGCGGCGATCACGCCGACTGCCGCTCTGACCGGCTCTTTGGCGACCAATACCTACTACGCAATCGTCACGGCGTCCGACACCCAGAATCAGTACGAAAGCCAGATTTATCAGGTGTCGGCAGGTATCTCGGTTACCGGCCCCAATGGCTCGTTGCAGGTCGTCCTTCCGGTTCTGTCGGGCTATACCTTCAACGTCTATGTAGGAACCTCGAATGCCCCGACGAACCTGGGCTTGTCGTCTGCCGGCCCGACTTCCGGCCCGATGCAGGGCCAGGCAGTGCAATTGGCGGGTGGCCAGACCGTCACCATAACCGGCCTGGGAGCCTTCCAGATCCCGCCCGCCGCTCCGTCAACGGGAGTCACCGTCTATCCCAATTACATCTTCGGGCGCGGCGCATATGCCCAGGTGAAACTGGATGAAGTGAAGTTCACCTATTTGAAGGATGCGGATAAGAGCGATCCGCTCAACCAGTTGCGCGTGGTTGGGTGGAAAACTTATTATGGGACGCTCTTGAAGAACATTCAATTCGCAATGCGAATTGAATCAACTTCTGCGTTCAATTCTACCTTCGGCTAGGAGCAGATCATGGGATACCGACTTCGCTATCAGGTGTGGGTTGACTGGCTTCCGGCAGGCTTAGGCCCCGGCCTCTCCAACCCAACTGGCCCCGGTGCCCCGGGTGGCCCGGCGCAAACGCTGGCATTCTTCAACTCGCAAGGTCAGGTCTCGGGGGCGAGCTATCCGCCGACTTCCAGCACGTTCCTCAATGCGGACGTAGCCAACCTGCTCACGTCCATGACAACCGACCTCACGGCGCAGATGGAAAATGCGGCGGTACAGACCCGCATTCAGAACTTCTCGACTGGCACAGGCTAAACCGTGTCCACGAAAACATTAGGGACGCTTTCAACTACGTCTCTGACGGCGTTACAGGCTCCCCCGAAATACAATGCCACTCCGGGGCTTGCCATCGCCGACTTGGCGGCGATGAACAATTCCATCTACAACGATGAGCTAAACCCCCAGCAATTGCTCAGTCAGCAAATCATGAACACCTGCTGGGCACAATCCGGCGAAAGCGGACTGCTCACGATCCCCAATCGCGGTGTGCTCCAGGTTCATGCCGGGGATTGGGTTGCGATCGACCAGAGCGGTTGGCCCATCCTGATCGGCAAGGAATCCCTGCCGCAGACCTTGACGGCCACCGGAAACTACTCGGTCGCGGCAGGAACAGCGGTTACATCGCTCTCGGTCAATGTGCTGACTTTGGGCTGGTGGGCCGGGATGCTAATAACCGGAAGCAATATCCCGACAGGAACGTTCATCAAGGCAATCGCCGCAAACGGCCTTAGTCTGACTTTGACCAAGGCGGCGACCGGAACCGGAACCGGAGCGACGCTTACGGTCGGCTCCTGGACACACAGCTAGGGGCACCATGGCACGGCGAAAAAAGGAAATCCTCGACGCGCTCGAGCTTCGTATTGCCGGCGCGGAACTGCTGACGCCTTCCGACAAGCAGGAAATCCTCAAGCAAGCCCGAGAACAGGTCGAAGAAACCCGCAAGAAGGGTGCTATCGAAGCCTATCTCAAGGCGGCGATGAAAGAGGAAGAACGGCAGTTCAAGCCGCAGGAAGTCTATGAGGACTTCACCGTAGACCTCCCCGAATACGCCCCCTACATCCAGATCGAAGGCATCCGGTATTTCCACGGTCTCACTTACGAAATTCCCTATTCGCAGGCCCGCTCCATGGCGGACCTCCAGCAGTCGGCATGGCAGCATGATCGCGAAATCCACGGCCAGCGGCGCAGGGGCGACGTGACCAGAGATCCGTTCGGCAGGGGTATCAATCAGCAGCGCGAGACCTCGATGTCCATGAGCACGGGTGCGGTGAATACCAGGGATAGCTTCTGATGCTCGACAAGACCGGAGAGACGACTGCGGCGACTGCCATGGCTATCGCAGTCTCCACACAGGTCGGTCCCAATACTTCGCTCGGTATGACGTTCTATCTGCCCTTGGACATGACGCTCAAGGACATCAATAAGTACGTCGATAAGGTCATGCTGATCGCGGATTATCAGAACGACAAGGGTATGCTCTACAAGATGAAGCTGGAACTGGAGGCCGCCAAGAAGCAGCTCCAGACCCACACCGAGCAGCGCGCCAACGCGCAAACCAAATACCAACTGGATCATGTGATCAGCCAAAGACGGGGTGACTGGAAACCGACAGGTTCCCAAGCCAAGGAACTGGAGAACTTCGACCGCAGCATCAAGCACGGCCGCGAAGTCATCATCCCCAAGATTGAAAAAGACATTGCAGACCTGGAGCGCAAAGTCGCAGCGGGGGTGTAATGCCCTTAACCGCCGCTCAAATCTGCACTCTCGCCCAGCAGGACGCCAGATGCCCCGGCTTCTCCATACAAGCCGGGCAACTCCTGAACATGATCCTGCAAGACCTCTGCCAGACTTTCGATTTTGCCGTCACCAAGCAGACGTTCCAATTCAACTTTGCCACATCGCAACTAAACTCTCTGGGGCAGGCTTACCAGAACCTGCCCGCCAATTATCTGCGGGGCATTCGTAACGAGTGCTTCTATGTGATTGACGGCGTTCCCTATCCGATGATCCCTTACGATCAGGAGGAAGGGGATATGCTGGTCGAGCAGGCCGGGTTATCGAATTTCCCGGTCGCGTTCTGGACCGACATGAGTTTGTCAGGGGTGACCAACAGCCCAACGGGATCGGGTGGCAGTGCGGTTCCGGTGGCTCTGTTCTGGATGCCGCCGTCCGGTAGCTATCCCTGCACCATCCGCTACCATTCGCTGATGGCGGATATTGCAACACCGCAGACATCAAATACAATTCCGTGGTTTCCCAATCAGTCCTATCTCAGGCGGAGGCTGGCCGGGGAATTGATGCTGCAAACCGATGATGAGCGGGCCAGTCAATTCCTGGGGGACGATGAGGACAAGACGCCGCAAGGTGCCGGTGTTATGCTCCGGAAATATCTTACATTGCAGGGCGATAAATCAAATCGTGTGCAGACTGTGAAGCTAGATCGGCGCGCATTCGGGAGCCGCTGGGAAAAACTTCCGAACACAAAACAGATCGGCTGGTGACCATGAAAAAACTTCTTCTCGTCCTTCTCGGCCTGCTCACCACATCGACTCTGGTTCTCGCCCAGACCGGCTCATCCAAGACCATCTCGGCTCTTGAAACCGAGATCAATACGCTCTGGCCGACCACAGGCGCGGGAGCAATAACGGCTACCAATGCCCGGCAGACGTTGCAGGATATCGTCAATTCCTATTCGCCGTATGCCGGCACCGCTACTGCGTTGTCGGTTGTCAACGGGGGGACCGGAGATAGTGGTACGGCGTGGACGGGATTTTCCCCATCTATTTCTTGTGGGAGCGGTGCACTTATAAGCGCAACAGCTACGGGTCGATATAAAACTCTTGGGAAAACAGTCTTTATTACTTACATTGCCAGCATCATTTCGCCAGGGTCTTGTGCCTATGGTATATTTTTTTCAACGCCAGTAACAAATAATTCCATTACAATAGCTTCGTTGGCTGGACGTGAAGATTCTGTAAACGGCAAGGAATTGGTTGCGGTATCTAATTTAGGTACGGCAATTTTCCAGACTTATAATTATGATGACACAACACCAATTGCTACAGGTTCAGTATTAAGCATATCCGGTGTCTACGAGTCCCAATAATGCAGCGCAACTCCAAACCTTTGACATGGCGCGCCAAAGGACTTTCCGACACGGAAGATGCCTCATCTACATTCAATGGGGCCATGAACTCGCTTTCCAATCTCATCCCCGACCCCGCGACTGCCAGACTATGGATGTGCCGACCCGCTGCTACCAAGCTGGCTAATTTCTCGACTACAGGCGACTTTAATCTTGATTTCAGTGCAGACTTTTCCATTCCCAACACCGCTTGGCAAAACGCTTACGGAACGACGCTCATCGGCACACTAGGTTTTATCTCGGCCTCGATCATGCTGGGCGATACCTGCTACGGCATGATAGCGGGCGGATTGGGCTATGACGTTCCTTTTGCCTACAATCTGGCAACCCAAACGCTCACGCTCCCCTCTGGTGTCACAGCGGGAAACGTCCCTGCCAGTCCATCCACCACTGGAACCTGGACGCCACCGACCATGGCGATCATAGGTTCCAAGATCATCGTCACTCATCCGGGATTCAACGGTGCGGGGACAAACTGGATCGGGGTTATCAACATCCTCAATCCCGCCGCCCCGGTGTGGAGCACGACAAATCTCACGGGAGCAATCCAGTTCACGACCGTTCCTACTGCGGTGGCGCAGTTCTTCAACAGGGCGTATTTCATCCACAATGCGCCGGCCCAGCCTGCCGCTATTTTCTCGGATATTCTCGCTCCGACCAATGCAACCAATGCCAATCAGATATTGACGTTCGGGGATACCGTTCCACTGACCGCTCTGGCAGGGTTGCCGCTCAACAATCAGTTGGGAGGGATTATCCAGTCCTTGATGGTATTCAAGGGAGTGACCAGCATCAATCAGATCACGGGAGATTATGCGCTTAGTACTCTTTCGCAAAATTCTTTGGATATTGCCACCGGGACATTGGCTCCGAAGTCGATTTGCGCGACGCCTAAAGGGCTGGCCTTCATTGCGCCGGATGGACTGCGGGTTATCAACTTCACCGCGCAGGTATCCGATCCGATCGGATTTGACGGCTCGGGCGTGACGTTGCCGTTCAGCTCCAGCATCGTCCCGTCGAGAATGGTGGCGGCGTGTAATGGCAGTCTCTACCGGGTAACGACCCAGAACGGTAATCTTCCCGGCTCTCCTAATTATGAATACTGGTATGATTTTGCCAGACAGATCTGGTCCGGTCCTCATACTTTCCCGATGAATCAGATCCTTCCCTGGAGGGGCACGTTCGTCTGCGCTCCGATAGCAAGTCTGGCATCGCTTTGGGAAAGCGATTCGATCCAGAACACCACAAGCTCATTTGTGGAGAACGGTACTCAACTGTCATGGTCCTGGAATACGCCGTTACTCCCAGATACGGACGAGATAACCAACAACGCAATGACGGAAGGCTCGATTGATCTAGCCTTCGCTCCCGGAGGCGCGGTCAATGTCTCGGTGGAGGATCAGAACTCGGCCGTTATAGATACCGTCTCGATCTCGGCCACAGGTGCTCCTACCATCTGGGGAGCATTCACCTGGGGAGCCGCAGTATGGGGCGGCGCGGCCAATGCCTTGGCTCCGCAACAACTGCAATGGCATTTCCCGATCACATTCGCTAGAATGTCGCTGCAAGCGACCGGGCAATCGGCGGGACAAGTGCGAGTCGGGGCGCTCCACATGCGCTATCAAATGCTCAAGCAGTATGTGAACATCGGGGCAGCGGCATGAGAAAGATTCTGGCTCTTTTCTTTCTGCTGCTGGCATCCCCTGCTTACGCAGGGGTGACCTGTTCGCTTCCCTATACTTTCACCAACGGTACCATTGCTGACGCCACCCAAGTCATGGCGAACTACGATGCATTGGTTACGTGCCTGACCAATGCCGCCCAAGCGGGCGCGAATAACGACATCACATCGTTGTCAGGACTGACCACTCCAATCACGCCCAATCAGGGCGGCGCGAATACCTTTATTGGGCAGGCTCCTACTGCTTCCGGTAACGAGATTGTTGTTGTTAACACGGTCCCCGGAAACTACGCCAATGTCCTGAATTATTCCGTGGCTTTGGTTGCTCCAACCACGAATACCGGCCCGGAGACGATGAACGTCAACGGGCAGGGCGTCGAAAATATCTACAAGCAAAGCACTGCCGGTCCCGTCCCTTTGACGGGCGGTGAAATCGTCTCCGGCCAAACTCTCGTAGCCCGATGGGACGGCACTGAATATCAGATCAATCCGGTCCCGAGCGTTGCTGCGGGATGGGGACTGTCCCAAAACGCCAGCCAAACCGCTCTCCAGATTGCAACGACCAATCCTCCTTACGGGTATGATCTGCCGATCAATCTGGAGTTGTCGGCAAGCGTACCGACTACGAACATTCTGCAAATCAATATCCTGAACAATGCCGGGGTTACGCCTGCGGCCACCAGTCCTGTTCTGATCCCGTTTCGCGATCCGACGATAGCCAATGGCGATCCGCAATGGGTGGCCGTTACAGGTCCATTGAGCATCAACACCAACGCAATAGGGGCGACTCTTGGAACCGCCAATGGTGTGCCGTTCCATTTATGGATAGTGGCATTCGATAATGCAGGGACGGTGGTGCCTGCCCTATTCAATGCGTCCGTAGTCACTCCAATAGCTTCCGCTCAGATTTTTCCACTTGATACCACTACGCCAGCCTCCACGACGGGTATCGGAAATGGAGCGACAAGCGCAGGGGTGTTTTACACGCCGAATGGGATCAGCCTTTCGTCCAAGGCATTTACCATTCTTGGCTACTGTTCCTATCCCAGCGGTCTGACCACGGCGGGAAGCTACGCGACGGCCTGTAGCAAGCTTCAATTGATGGGGGCAGGAGTCAAGAAACCGGGAGATATCGTTCAAACCGTGTCTAATTTTACGACAGCGGTAGGAACTGCAAATACCGGGACACTAGCAACTTTGAATGGCGGCCCGACACTTTCCATAACGCCGCAATCGTCGGAAGATCTGTTGCGGGTTTTCTCGGACGGTACGGCGTCGATAGGTGCTTCGAGCAATATCGCAACGATACAAATGCAAAGAGGGACGACGTTGATCGGCGTCCCCAGCCCTATTTACGCGGCAGCAGCGAATGCGGGGTCGGCCGTTCCCATGCTCAATTACGATGATCCGGCGACGACCAGTACTACGACATACAGTTTCAAAGGAGCGGCGGGCGCGGGTGGCGGTCAGCAGACCTTGTATTATCCACTGGCGAATACTGGTTCCGTCATGGAAATCCAGGAGATACGCGATTGATCTTCTTCATCCTGACAGTGCTTTGCTTTCCCGGACTTCCTGACGGAGCGGTCATTCCGAAGTGGGCGTTTCTTTCTCTGGTCTGTGCGGTCCTATTTTTCTTCGTAGAATTTTCCCCTCTGACTTGGGCGATCGTTGCTTACATGACGCTGATGGCCTGGATAGGTCCAATTGGGTTTGAAGCCTCTTTGCTCTGGGTACACTTCATTATTCTGGTCGTCCTGTTCCATGTGCCATTTAATATGCGGACGGTTGCGATCGGGATGGGATGTGGAATAGCGGTCAATAGCGCGGTGGTGCTGGCGCAGTATTTCGGTCTGCATTACGTCCCGGAACTGACTCCCATGGCCGGGCTGTTCTACAACAGGAATATCGGGGCGGAAGCCGCAGCTATGGGGCTAGTTTTGGTTATCGGCTACCGCCTGTGGTGGCTGATTCCCGGATTTCTTCCCACCCTTTATTGGGGTTCAAGAGCGCCCATCATTGCTCTGGGAGTTTACGGAGGGCTGTTCCTTTGGAGGAAATCCCCGTTCTGGGCGATGCTTTCTTTCCTAGGGGGGCTTCTGTTCGTGGTCTCGATCATGCACGATTATGGGGGTCTGGAGACCTTGGCCGTGCGGGTTGGGGTATGGCGGGATATGCTTCCGGGGCTAACAGTATTCGGCAGGGGGCTGGGGTCTTTCCTCGTCCAATTCCCGCTGTTCCAGCGCCATTCCGATGTGCTGACACTGCGGTTCGAGAACACCCATAACGACTTCATGCAGCTTCTTTACGAACTAGGGATAGGGGCTATAGTTCTTGTTATTACTCTTTTCGTCCAGATGTGGTATGCACCGAAAACCCCGGCATGGTATGCCATGGTGGTCTTTCTGGTGGAGGGCTGTTTTGGGTTTCCGCTCTATGAGCCTGTTACCGGGGGTCTTGCGGTGGTTTGCGCGGGGCAGCTTTTTGGCTCTCGCATTGCTGTTTTCGATCTGCTCCATCCTGTCGGACTACGACTATGGGCAAGGGCTAAAAACCGGCTCGCTCCAGGATTTCGTGCTGTCGGCGCGGTTGTTTCCGCTTGTACGCAGCTACAGGTCAGGTCCGGCCTATGATGTTATTGAAAAAGGCGACTTCCAGGATGCCGGGCTTATCAAGGAAGCTTTGCGGTACGATCCGTTCGCGGCTGACCTTTGGTATGGGCTGGCGCGCATGGAGTTGAAGTCGAACGACAAGGCAGGCTATATTGCGGCACTGACCGAGCTACAACGGCTCACGCCAGGACTGCAATACCAGATAGCGACCATACGGGGGACACGATGAAACGTATTCTTGCGGTACTGGCGGCGATTACTGCATCGGCGGCGGTCGCCTTTGCAGCGAACATCCCGCTGCTTTCGGGGGTACAATATAGCGATCCGAGCCAACTCCTTGCCACGGTCAATGCGGCGATCAGCAGCATCAACACCAACGGTCCCGGCCTTTATGCCGCCCAACCCGGGCCAACGGCTTCCATCGCTACGACGGTCCTCCAGGTTCTCGGGACCACCGTAGTCCCGACCGGAACCCTGACCAGTCCCGGCCAGAGTTTCCGCATCAAGTGTTCGGGTATTGCTTCCTCTGATACCAACTCCAAACAGGTCGGAATCTATTTCGGCACCGGGGCGGTTGCCTCGACGGCGGCTTTCACGGTTGCCAGCGCCTATTGGAATGTCGATCTTCTGGTGACTGCGGTGACCGCGACGGCCAACACCGTTTACACGGGCGAAGCCCAATTCGGCAACTCTGCAAGCGTCGGCACGCCATCGAGTATCGTAGTCGGTCAGGACACCACCGATAACCTGTCCGGTGCGATCACGGTTTCCTGCCAAGCCAAGCAGGGCACGTCCGCTGCCGGCGATGTCACCATGGAAGATCTTCTGGTCGAACAGGTGAAGTGATGAAGAAGAAAAAAATGATGATGAAGGGCAAGCCTAAATCCATGGACAAGGGCGAAGGCAAGATGGATTTCAGCGCCATGAAGTCCAAGGGCAAAAAGGCTAGGAACAAACGGCTGGAAGGAAAACCGCTATGAAGATGGGATCGGGCAAAGGCTCGATGGCGGCCGAACCCAAACTGGCCCAGCGCGGCATGAAGGATCGGGCGCCGTCGTCCATGGACAAGTCCATGAAACCGTCAGGCGGGAGGGTCAACAGTGAATCAACCCGCGACAGCACGGCAAAGACCCCAAAGACCCTCGGCCCCCGTAATTAAGCTGGTTCGGCCGGATATTGTCGAGCATGGCCTTTTGAGCGGGGCTGATCGTTCCGATGTCCGGCCGAATCTTTCTTTCCAGATAGAGCCTTTCGTCAAGGTGGCTCAAGAGCTACCGCCCTTATTCATCCGGCACTACGAAGAACTGGCGGAGAACAAGGACGTTTACCCGCTCGACCCGGATTGGGACAAATACTTCGCTCTGGATATCTCAGGGATACTCCGCTTCGTTACTGTCCGGTCGGGCAATCTTTTGGTCGGCTACATCTCCAATCTGGTTTCTTCGCATCTCCACTCCAAATCGACGCTCGTTTGCGAGATTGAGATGTTCTGGCTCGAGCCGGTCTATCGCTATGGCTGGAACGGGATTAGAATGTTCCGCTACAATGACGACTACCTGAAATCTCTCGGGGTCAAGCTCGTCCACGTCTCGGAAAAGCTACGATTCAGGGGAGGCAAAGTAGGTCTGGTATTCAAGCGATTGGGGTATCGAATAGTGGAGACGAACTGGGGTAGGGTTCTTTAATGGGCATTTCCGGGACCGTATCAGCTCTCGCTGGAGCTGCCTCACTTGGCGGGGGACTTGCCGGCCTGTTCGGGGGGGGAGGAGCTAATTCCGTCCAGCTCCCGCCGCAATTCAACATGCCCAACCAAGCGGGCGCAGCAAACAATGCCTATTCCGGGATTGGGGGACTGAACAACTACAATACCTATGCCCCGAATATCGGGCAGGTTCAGGGCATCACATCCAATCTGGTCAACAATCCCTACTCAAATCAATTCCAGCAGGGCGCAAATACCGCTGGCGGATTGGAACAACTTGGTGGGTTAGGCTCCTACGGTGCCGGTCAAAACCTCATGCAAGGCGGCTCTCAAGTCCTCAATACCGCGATGGACCCACAGAACGCCCTTTACAACCAGCAACTCCAGCAGACCTTGGGACAGCAAGGCGCACTCAATGCAGCAGCGGGCGTGGGGACCACTCCTTACGGTGCCGGTCTCCAGGATCAGAACCTCCAGAACTTCAACATCGCTTGGCAGAACAACGAACTGCAACGGCAACTCGCCGGGCTAGGCGGGGCTGGGAGTGCTTACGGCCAAGGTTCTCAATTGATGCAAGGCGGGGCCGGTCAAGTCCTGGGCGGGGCAGGAACGCCCTACCAGACCTATCAAGGAATCGGCTCCGGTCAGATCGGCAATCTGGGTACACTCGGGCAGTTCGGCCAATCGGCCTCTCAACTGCCTCAGCAGACCATCCAAGATTATTTGTCTTATCTCGGCCAAGGCAATGCGGCCGGTCAGGTTGCCAACCAACAGGCACAGCTTGGGCTTAATCAGAACCAGATGGGGTTCAATCAAAACCAGATATATGGCTCTCAAATCGGCAGCGGTTTGGCTTCATTGGGAGGTCAGGGCTGGGGAAACCTTGGAAACTTTGGTGGTTATGGACAAGCTGCGCCCTATGGTTACGGAACCAACAGTAGCCAGGGAGCCATATACTAATGCCGGGCTTCGGGGGATTGGCCGGTCTCGGAAACGCCTTAACCGGCTATAATCAGGAATACGACCAAATCACCAAACAGTTAGGTGATGTTGCTTTCGGCCGTACTCTACAAGCGTTATCCCAGCAATCTCCGACTATGCCCGGGATGCAGCCGCAGGGAATGCCGCAGCAGCCAGGAATGGGGGGAATGCCCCCACAGCAGCAAGGGCAACAGCCCATGCCGGGCGGCGGGCCCCCTCCACCACCACCCACCCCGCCGCCCGCCCCACAAGGCGGTCCAGGCCCATCACAGCAGCCGGCAAGCCCGCAAAGCCCGGTCGGGCAGGGTCAGGCAGGGATGGGCCAACAGCCGCCCCAGCAGCCTCCTATGCAGCCTACGGGGTATGGCCGGCAGGGGCAGTTGGATTGGCGGGCCGTGATCCAGAAGGTGCAGCAAGCCAACCCGCAGGCCCCGCCACAGGTTCTAGCGGCAGCGGTCAACCGCTTTTTGCCTTTAATGAACCAACAATCCCAGATGGAGTGGAAACAGATCGAATTGCAGTTGCGCGAACAGGGTTTGCAGAACCAGCAGAATCTTGGTCAGCAAAGGATAGAACAAGGCCAGGAACGGGTCGATCAAGGCTCTCAGAGGCTCCAGCAAGCCCAGGACAAGGAAGCGGAGCGCGAAAAGGAATTCTCAGTCCGGGAGACCAGGCTCGAGACCGAACAGCAGGTCAAGGCGGACCAGGGCTATCAGCGCCTCCAGATGCAAAAGGATGCTATTCAGAACCAGATCAACCGTACCAATGCCAATCAATACATCTCGCAATGGCGGGCGATCGTTGACGCCCAGCACAAGCGCGCATTGGAAATCATCCAGTCAAATTCAGGTTTCTCGGGTTTAAGCCCGGAGGACAAGAAAAAACTATTAGATGACGAGAACCAGAAATATGAGAAAGAAATCGCCGATATGCGAGACCGGATCGGCAGAACGACCCCGACCGGAGGGGGAAGCCCTGAACCCGAGAAAAAGACCGAGCAACGCGCGCCAGAAAGCGGGGCTGCTCCGGGAAGTCCGGTCAAGGTGCAAACCCCCGACGAGGCTGCTAAACTTGCTCCGGGGACTAAATACATTACGCCTGACGGTCAGACTTACACACGATAATGGATTGGCCCGGTACACCGGAAACGCCTAATCAATCAGTCGCCCAGCGATGGCCGGGAACGCCTGAACAGCCGTCGTTTATCGGTGATATAAAAGCCCAAGCCGGTGCGGGTTGGGAAAAGATCAAGCAAGGTATTGCCCACCCAGAACAGGCAGGTATTTTGGGGGCGTGGCCGGGCATTGCCCAAGGTGCAGCTCAGATTATCGGTTCTCCTATCAGTGCGGCGGGATCGGCAATCGACCGTCAGTTCCCCGTTCTGAAACAAGCCGAGAAGAATGATCCGTGGAAGGGAACCATCTTTGCCACGCCTTCCACAGCCGATGTGATTGGGACTGCCCTCGGACTTGGTGGCAGCAAAGTCGGCGGAGCCGCGCCAGCAGCAGGCGCCGCCGAAGCGACTACATTCAAAAAGATATTTTCTCCCGGTACAGTCTCTCCAGAGGCCGAACAAGCAGCGGGCGGATTGCGCGAAGCTTCGGGGACTGCGGCTCGAAATAGTGCTCAGACACAGGCTGCATTGAGTACTTTTGAATCTCGCATCAATGCGCTTCCTCCAGACAAGCAATTAGGCATCCTCGATTACATGGAAGGACGCTCCAAAGGGGCAACCATCCCAGATCCAAGCCTACAATCGTTTGCCGACGAATTCCGCAAGCAGATGGAATTGCGCGCCAACAAGATCGCTTCCACTGATAAGTTGTCCCAAGCGGGGTTGGTCGAGGACTATGTGAGGCATTACTGGACCGACCCGAAGAAAGCGGAGGAATTCGTCAAGACTTGGTATACCAAACAAGGCTCCGGGGCTTCATTGAAACAACGATCCATCCCGACAATCTCAGAAGGCATCAAGGCAGGACTGACCCCACTCACGCATAATCCGGTCGAGATAGCCATGCGGTACGTCACTAGCATGGACAAATATATTGCCATGAATGAGATGATGACCGCTGGAGAACATGCCGGGACTGTCAAGTTTTTCAAGTTGGGAGATAGGGGTATTCCGGAAGGATGGACAAAACTAAACGGCCATCTCTCACAAAAGGGAATGACGGCGGCTTATGCCCCTGAGGATTGGGCGCGGGTCTGGAACAACTACGTCTCTCCGGGCGTCTATCGTAATCAGGATTTGGGCAATGCTTACCAGTCGTTTCGCAATGCCTCTAATTTGACAACGCAAAGCATTCTTTCATTCTCCGGCTATCACGTCATGGCGATGGCACAGGAGGCTATCACATCGGAATTTGCCAAAGGGATTGGGCAAGTCATCGGTGGAACCAAGACGGCGTTGAGCGGACTAAGGCGCGGTGATGCAGGAACTATCTTAAGAGGCGGCAAGATTGCAGCCAAAGGTGCGGGTTCGACCGCTGGCGCGTTGACTGCTCCGGTTACGTCCTATCTTAAGGGCAAGAAATTTCAGAACGTTTATCTCGGGAGAACGTCGGGGTCGCCGGATTTTCGGTCAGTGGTCGATACTTTCACCAAAGCCGGAGGGCGCGGAACCGGGAAATTACATGCTCCGGATTATCAGTTCTCTAACGGAGGGTCATATTTCAGTGCCTGGAAACGCGGCTCACTCAAGATGGAATTGCGCGGTGCATTGAAGGAAATCGCCGATTCCAAGTTTCCTCCCTACGAAATTGCAAGGCATATAACGAGTGCCATTGGACGTTCGTTCGAGACTATCATGGACCCACTCTTCAAAGAATATATCCCAATGCTCAAGAACGGTGCGTTTTCGGAAGGCATGAGATCATGGCTGGAGATGAATCCGCAAGCCGGTTACGATGAGCAGATGGCTTTTGCCAGAAAACTGGTGGACTCGATTGACAACCGCTTCGGTGAAATGATCCAGGACAATATCTTCTGGCACACCCTAATGAAACAAACAGCTACTCTCGGGATGCTGTCTTATTCTTGGAACCTTGGAAGTCTGCGGCTTGCTACCGGAGCAGCGGATATTCTCAAGACAGCGGGGAAAGCTCTGGACCCGACCTCTAAGACCTACAGCCCCAACGCCTCATGGATCATCGGCTTCCCAATGGCGGTTGCTACCATGAACGGCATCTATCAGTATCTCAAGACTGGTCAACCACCAAAAACCGCAAACGATTTGGTCTTTCCTCCTACTGGCGGGAAGGCTCCAGGGTTTGGCGGCAGAGGACAAGTACCAGAACGCGCGATGCTGCCCGGCTACGAGAAAGAACCCTTCGGCTGGTACTACAATGGCACCAAGGAATTGGAGAATAAGCTAAACCCATTGGTACGAATGGGTTGGGAGGCTATGAACAATTCAGATTGGAGAAACGACCCGATCGTAAGACCCGATCCCACTGTCCCACAATGGCTGCATGATTACTTTACATTCGTTCTGGGAAGCCTCAATCCGATTTCTCTTGGACGATTCGGACAAGGTGAAATGCACGGTTCAGCAATGGGCAAACCCGAGGAATTTCTTGGCATTAGGCCGGCTCCGCAATACGGCGAAGATCCGGAGGGCTATGCGCGGGGGATGTCTGCAATCGAAAAGAAACGATGGTTATTGAAACAGGAGCATGACCGCGCCACGCAGCGCAAGTACGGCGGGCCGCAGCAGTGAAATGCCTCGTTATCGACCCCTATGGCTATGCGCTCGACTTCTCCCTCCGCGCGCAAGCCAACGGCCATCAAATAAAGCACTTCATCAAAAAAACACCCAAGACCGATCATATCGGCAAAGGTCTGGTAGAACTGGTTGACGAATGGCAACCGTGGTTCCGCTGGGCGGACCTGATCTTCTGTGCCGACAATACAAAATACGTTCGCGAGCTCGGTTATGCCAAACAATCCCATGATGTGCCGATCATCTATGGCGGAGAGGACGGGGCATCATGGGAACTGGACCGAGGGATAGGGCAAGCAATTTTCAAGAAACACGGCATTCCCACTATACCGGGAAAGGAATTCACCGACTATGATGCAGCAATCGCCCACGTCAAAAAACACGATCAGCGATTTGTCTCCAAGCCCAACGGTGACGAAGGTGATAAAAGTCTATCCTACGTCTCCAAATCTCCCTCCGATATGGTCTATATGCTGGAGCGATGGAAGCGTCTCGGTAAGCTCAAATCATCCTTTATCCTCCAGGAATTCGTCCCAGGTACAGAAATGGCTGTCGGAGGGTGGTTCGGTCCAGGAGGCTTCAATGAAGGATGGTGCGAGAACTTCGAGTTCAAGAAACTGATGAATGGCGACATCGGCCCGGCGACGGGCGAAATGGGAACGGTCCTCCGCTACGTCAAACAATCCAAACTCGCCAAGAAAGTCCTCGCTCCAATGGAGCAGGAACTATCGAAGATCGGTTATGTCGGCTATGTTGATGTGAACTGCATCATAGACGAAAAGGGCAACCCATGGCCGTTGGAATGGACGACCCGTCCTGGATACCCGACACTAAACATCCAGCAACCCTTGCATGACGGGGACATGGTCGAATGGCTGATGAATCTGGCGAAGGGAATGGACAGCCGCAATCTGATCTACGACAAGATAGCGGTGGGGATAGTCATAGCGATCCCGGACTTCCCGTACAGCCACCTAACTCGGAAGGAAGTGGTGGGAGTGCCGATCTACGGCCTGACGCAAAGCCTGTTGAAACACTTCCACCCATGCGAGATGCAATTGGGGGAGGACATCCCAAGCCTAGAAGGGGGCGTCCTCCTAAGAACTCCCATGTTGACAACAGCGGGGGATTACGTCGCGGTGATGACGGCGATCGCAGGCACCGTAAAAGACGCGGCATTGACGGCGCAGCGGAGGATCGAGAAACTTACGGTGCCGAACTCGCTGCTACACAGAACGGATATTGGTCGTCGTCTAGCGAAGCAGCTTCCTTTGATCCAAAAGAATGGTTTCGCGGCGGGGATGATGTTCTCAGCGACAAGCTAGGCGAAGCAGCCGGCCTTTCACTCTCCCACTGCATCGAGATCCTAAACCTGCCCATGCCGTCCAAGGACGAGGCGGGATTTGCAGCGATGCTCAGAGCCAAGGGCCATGCTTCCCAAGTCGCATTGACCATGATGGCGCGAGTTCAGGAACAGCAATTGAAAAAGAAAGCCTCCGATGAGTTCTCCCGGCTGATCGACATAATCCAGCAGGAGGAACGCAAGATTAAGCCGATGAAGGTTATTGAAGGCTAGGCCGCCCGGTTACCAACCCGGAAATCTTCGACGCGGCGATAGCACGTTGCTGAGGCACCAAAATAAGAGGAAACAGCGGTGTTCTCAGCACAGAATGAACAATGACCCAAGGAAATAAACAGTCCCCCAACCAACCCGATAGCGGCGGCAATCCAGCCTCCCCACAACAAGAAATCGTTGCGGCCATCAATTCCCTTAGCAAACAGTATGAGACCACTCAGGGCAACCGCAAAGAGCACGATGACAATGTTCTGTGGTGGACTAAACGGGCCACCTTTGGCGTAGGATTTTATACGCTGATAACGCTGGGAATTGCTGTTATTGCGCTCTGTCAGTTGCAAACATCCCGCAACACCGAAAGACGAAGTTTGCGAGCCTACATTGGGATCAATAACGAAAAAATTTCCATTATCTGCCGCTCTTGCGATGATCCAATTAAATACCCGCCATCCGACATAATTACGGATGCCAATATGTTGTTCTTCGAGGTCAAAAACTTCGGACAAACTCCCGCGCTTTTCGTTGAAGGGGTAGTCGGGCTCAAGGATATGCCTTTGAACGCCCCATTGCCCCGCTACTTTGACTATCCCGTCGGGACGGCCAACGAAAGGATCCCGGGAGGAAAGATCGCTCCATTCCCTCTCGATCCACACGACAAGGGCGATTTCGGATTTCCTATGGGAGCTCAACAAATTCCGTTGATAAAACGTGCTAGAGACAAACAGATCACGCTCTATGTTTATGGGGACCTTACTTACATCGACGCCTTTCAGTGTACCGCGACCGTCCTTTATTGTTATCGGTACGAGCCTGACATGTCGCCGATCCATCAGTTCGTGATGTGTCCCGAACACAACGAACCCGCAAGTGACTGCAAAACAAAGCAGTAGCAAGGGCACCCAAAAGTAGTCAAGTAGTGCATAATCGCCCTTGGAAAGGTTCTGGATCATATCGTCGGTGTGTTTCATAGAAGCTCATTGAGCAGCGACAGCACTTCGCGCTGTGTTGTCTTGTCCAGGGTTTTGATCTGTTTGAGGCACGATGAGAAGATCGAAAATGCACTAGCCTCAGGTGATTTGGGAGGGCGACCGGGTTTGAGGGCCTGTCCGTTTTCAAATTTTTGAATTTGTTTTTCCAGTGAAGGAGTCAAGTCGTCAACAACAATAGGCTTCGCCCCCTTCGGCCGGGCTACTCCGATTCTGCCAACTGCCGCCCGTTCAGCTTCGTCGTCCATTAGGGCTTGTCCTTGCAGACATAATAGGAGTCATAGATTGCCGATCCATAGAGACATTGCGCCGGATCGTGGACATACATCTTGGCGTGTGGCTGCATCACAACGTAGATGCAAAATGCGGTGAATAGCTTGCATAGAATGGCGGTCATAACGGTTTGCCTTCCAAGCGTTTGTTGCGGGCTTTTTTCTTATCGGGGTATTTTCCCCCATGTTTACCCTCTTTGCGCTTTTCCGACAACATGATAGCGACCGCCTGCTTTTGATTCTTGACCTTGGGGCCACTCTTTGAGCCGGAACGGAGTTGGCCCTTTTTCCATTTGCCCATGACTTGATTTGACGGCATATCATTCTCCTGTTGGTTATGGCCCCGTCTTTCCGCCCTTACGCCGCGAAAGTGAGCGTTTCTTGGATCGGCCGC